CCAACTTCGTTCGCACCGCCTCGCGCAACATCACGGCGACGGGGATCACCAACCCGGAAGGGTTGACGCTCACTCCGACGGCGTTCCCCTACGTCCTGAATCCGTGGGACGACCAGCTATTCACGCTGACCGTCGCACTGACCGGACCGCCCGAGATCGACGCCCAGCTTTCGTGGGATCTCACGGGCGGCCAGTCCGACCTTCTATTCGACATCCTCGGCGACCGCACGGTGATCTGGCCGTTCCGTCCGCAGAACGGGTTCGTGGAAGAGCTCCGCTACAAGACGGACGTCCTCGAGTCGCGCAGCGGCATCGAGCAGCGCGTGTCGATGTGGGTGAGCCCGCGCGTCGTGTACGGCATGGAGTTCATGGTCTCCGGGCCCGAGCGCACGTCGCTGATCAACCGCATGTTCGGCTGGCCCGCGCTCTACGCGGTGCCGCTCTGGCACCAGGCGCAGCGCACCACGGCCGCGCTCTCCATCGGCGGCGCGTCGATCTCGGTGAACAGCGCCGCGGTCGACTTCCGCGACTTCGGCGATTCGAAGCTCGGCATCCTCTGGCGCGCGTACAACGACTTCGAGGTGATCACGATCCTCAGCCGCACCGACGCGACGCTGACCCTCGAGCGCCCGCTCGAGCAGAACCACGCGATCGGCACGTTCGTGATCCCGCTCCGCTTCGCCTACCTGGGCGACGAGCTCCAGGCCCCGCGCTACCGCGTCGGCCCGCAGCGGTTCCAGACCGAATGGCACAGCGTCGACGGCATGCCGCAGGCGCGCCTCGCGGCGGCGACCAAGCTCGAGACGACGATCTACCAGACGAAGCGCGTCTTCCTCGGCTTCAACTACGTGAACGGCACGCTGTCCGAGGAGTTCGTGCAGGGCAAGGACCGTGTCGACTCCGACGGCGGCGGCTTCATCATGTTCGGGAACCGGCTGGCGCCGGACAACCGCACGACGAAGACGTTCGTGGTCCGCACGCTCGCGGAGAAGTGGGCGCTGCTCGCGCTGCTGCACGAGTTGCAGGGCCGACGGTCGTCGTTCTACCTGCCGACCTTCGGCGCCGACCTCGAGCTCACGCTGCCCCTGTCTTCGGTGAGCTCTGGTATGCGCGCGCGGCTGACGGACTACGACCGATTCGTCGACGGGCAGAGCCCGCGTCGGGATGTGATCGTGTTCCGCAAGAGCACGTCGACCCCGATCATCCGCCGCATCATCGCGAGCTCGGACATTGGCGGCGGCGAGGAGGACTTCACGGTCGATTCGAACTGGGGCGCCGACGTGGCGCTCTCGGACATCGAGCGCGTGTCGTTCCTGACGCTGTGCCGGTTCGACTCTGACGTGCTGACCATCGAGCACGAGCAGTCGCAGGCGGACGCCCGGCTCGAAGTGCCGATCCGCGAGGTGATCGAATGACCTACCTAGCGCAGGAGCAGAGCCAGCAGGCCGGCGAAGTCGTCGAGCTCTACGAATTCTCGACGGCCGCCGGGCGCACGCTGCTGACCTCCGCCGACCAGCCGGTATTCTACAACGCCGAGCGGTACGAGCCCGAGGTGATGGGCCGCTCGCAGGTGATTCAGGAAAGCCTCGAGACGAACGGGCAGACCCTCGCTCTTCGGATGCGGCGCAACCACGACCTGGTGACCCGCTACATCGTCACGGTGCCGGCGCTGCTCGACAACATCCGCATCTTTCGCGGGCACGTCAACGACACGGGCGTCACGATCGACTCGGACGGCACGATCAACTTGCCCGCGGCGGCGGTGATCACCTACTTCCGCGGCACCGTCGCGACCGTCTCGTTCGAGGGGAGCCAGGCCGAGCTCCGCATCCGCGGGCGCAACGACGTGCTGGACCGCAGCGTCCCCAAGCGCACGTTCCGCAACCTCTGCAACCACGTGCTGTACGACGCCGGCTGCCAGGTGAACCCCGCGAGCTTTCAGTACAACGTGACCGTGACCGCGACGACGGGGCGCGTGCTCACCGTGTCGGGCATCCCGGACATCGCGGGCCCCGTCGACGCCGCGTTCTTCGACGGCGGGATCCTGCTGCAGGCGCTCACGGGCGACGCGCGCATGATCCAGGTGCTCACGCGCACGGGCGGCGGCAACGGCACCATCCAGATCTTGATCCCCTTCGAGAACGTGGGCGTGGGCGCCGCGCTCCTGCTCCGCGCGGGCTGCGACCACTCGCTGCCGACGTGCATCGCGAAGTTCGCCAACGCGCGCCGCTACGGTGGCTTCCCCACGGTTCCGACCCGAAACCCCTTCACCCAGCGAATCGCGTAGGAGGTGCGCACGTGCGCCGTCGACCCCCAGCCTATGTGACAATCGTCCTGCTCCTCCTGTCGGTCGCGCTGACCATCATCAGCGCGATCCTGCAGCCGAAGCCGGACATCGAAGACGCGCGGCCGGCGGGGCTGGGCGACTTCAACTTCCCGACGGCGACCGAGGGGCGGGCCATCCCGGTCGTGTGGGGCAGCGTGAAGATCGCCGGCCCGAACGTCACGTGGTACGGCGACCTCCTCGTGTCGCCTATCAAGGAAAAGATCGACGGCGGTCTGTTCGGCGGCACGACTCGGTTCACGGTCGGCTACCGCTACTACGTCGGGCTGCAGCTTGCGATCTGCCACGGCGTGGTGGACGAGCTCTACCGCATCGAAGTCAGCGAGCAGCAGGTGTTCCCGCTCGACGCGCAGGTGCCGCTCACCGCCACGACGCAGCCCGTCGTGATCAACAAGCCGAACATCTTCGGCGGGGACAGCGAGCGCGGCGGCATCGTCGGCGAATTCGAGTGGTACACCGGCACGACCAGCATCGCGAACGGTGACATGTCGCAGTACCTCGCCGACATGATCGGCAGCGGATCGCTCGACAACATCCCGGCGTTCCTGAACACGACCTATCTCGTGTGGCGCGGCCCCACGAGCCGGCGCATCGTCAGCCAGTTCGTCGCCCCGCCGACGCAGGCATACCCGAACGGCCAGGTGATCACCGTCTCGGAGCACAACGGCTACATCGGCACGCAGACCACGCTCGAGGCGTGGGCCTTCTACGTGCGACGGTTCCCGAACGGCCTCGGGCTGGGCGGCGGACAGCAGCGCATCGGCGACGACGCGAACCCGATGGCCGTGCTCTACGAGATCATGACCAACACGGTCTGGGGTCTCGGCATCCCGGGCGCCGACATCGACGCCGCGAACTTTCAGGCCGCGGGCGCGACGCTCGCGACCGAGGGCAACGGCTTCAGCCTCGTGTGGACGGACCAGCGGCCCGCGCGCGAACTGATCTCCGAAATCATGCGGCAGATCCACGGCTCGCTCACCCAGACGGCGGGCGGCCTCTATCGCGTGAAGCTGATCCGCACGCCTACGGGCGGCGAGCTCAGCGCGGCGTTCGTCTTCGACCCCACGAACGTGCTCGAGCTCACCGAGTTCACGCGCGGCGCGTGGAACCAGACCTTCAACCACATCCAGATCAACTACCAGGACCGCAACGACTCGTTCAAAGAGACGAGCGCCGTCGAGCAGGATCTCGCGAACTTCACGCTGCAGGGCAACCGCGAGGCGGTCGCCGCAAGCGATTGGCCGGGCGTGAAAGTCGGCAGCGTCGCGCGACAGATCGCAAAGCGCGAGCTCCTGGTTCGTTCTTTTCCGCTCGCGAAGATCAAGCTGTCCGCCAACCGCGAGTGCGCGCACCTCCTGCCCGGCGACATCGCGAAGCTGACGTGGCCCGAGCTCGGCATCACCGACATGGTGCTGCGGATCCTCAGCCTCGATCTCGGCGAGCTCGGCGACGGGCGCGTCGACGTGACCGCGATGGAAGACGCCTTCGGGCTCGGGTACGGCGGCTTCGCCTCCCCGCCCGCGACGGGCTGGGATCCGATCGACGTCGCCGCGACCGATGCGGGCGCCATCGTCTTCCCGATGCCGGGGATTATCGCGCAGCAGCGGCTCGAGGACCAGCTCAACGACTCGCGGATCATGGCCCTCGTGCCGCGCTCGAGTGGGCCGGCGGTCGGTGTTATTCCGAACTGGAACATCGGCAACCCGGCCACGTCGTGGGGCCCGTACCACGGGACGGCGGAGCCGAGCGCGGACGCGGCGACCGGCTTCTGCCCGACGGCGCAGTTGACCGCTGCGCTGCTCGCGCGGCAGGGCGGGTCGCACGTCGTTTCGAGCATCACGGTCGACACGGCCACGGTGGACTTCGTCGAAAAGGTGCTGAAGGACTTCATCGCGGCCGACGCGGCGGGCCTTCGCACCGGGCGCAACCTGATCATGATCGGGGGCGTGGGCGGCACGGACAACGCCGGCTACACCGACCTGGCGCGCGTCGAGTTCATGGCGTTCGAGAGCCTGACCGACAACGGCAACGGCACCTATACGCTGAACAACGTGCATCGCGGGCTCGGCGACACCGTGCCCTGGGATCACCCCGACAACTCGCTCGTGTACTTCCTGGACGCTGACCAGGCCTATCACCTCACGGACAACGACACGCTCTACCCGGGCTGGTCGGGCAGCCATCCGGCCGGCAGCGATCTCGTGACCGACACGCGCATTCAGGTGCAGACGCCGTTCTCGCTCTCGAGCCCGTCGACGGCCACTCAGCGGCGGGTGTTCTTCCGCGCGCAGGTGGACAACACGGTCGACCTGGCGTCGCGCATCTTCATGCCGCTGCCGCCGTTCGGTGTCGGGCTCCTCATGGACCCGTCGCCGGCCGTCGCCGCGACCGCGTACTTCTTCCCGGGCGATGCGACCCAGCCGGCTTCTCCGGCCACGGTCGCCGGCCTAACGGCGGCGCTCAACTGCCGCGTGACGTGGAAGAATCGTGGGCGGTTCTTCACCGACATCAAGCTGCCGAACGACGCCACGGACACGATGAACGCGACGAACGAGCCGGGCGAGTACCCGGTGAGCGCGCCGGCTGCGTCGACCGCGTGGGAAGTGCAGGTGACCGTGACCGGGCACCAGGGCGGCACGACCGTGATCCACAACACGGCCGTGACGGCGAACACGGGGCTCTTCGACTTCACGCTCCCGGCGGTCAACACGCAGAACAGCGGGTTGATCTCGATCAAGCTGCGCGCGCGGCGCGTCGACGGCGCGGGCGTGGACTCGATCCTCTCGCGCACGGCGTACACGATCTGGTTCTCCCGGATCTAGCATGCCGACCGTGATCGCCGTGACGGGCCCGGCCCACTCGGGCACGTCGCTAGTCGCGGGCGTGCTGCACACCATGGGCGTGTGGATGGCGGACGAGCTCCCCGTCCCCGCGCCCGGCAGCTACGTGCAGTGGGAGGACAAGGCGTTCTCCCTGCTCGCGACCGGCGCCGCGCTCCGACGGCATCCGATCGACCAGCTTCGTCTCCGCAAATGGTTCATGGCCCGCGAGCACTCCGCGCGGCAGATGGCGAAGGCCTACGACGTCGCGGGCTGGGGGGTGAAGTCGCCGTCGCTGGCGCTGCACCGGTACCAGTTCGAAGACGTCGCGGCGGCGCACGGGCACGTCGTGCAGTGGATCACATGCGGCCGTTCCCCCGACGCGATCCGCGCGGCGCGCCGCGCCTGGCTCGAGCGTTGGGCGAAGTCCTCGAGCCTGAGCGTCGGGCTCGCCGTGAAGCTCGAGGAAGATCTCGACCGGCGCATCCGCGACGCGCTGCCGATCCGCGGCGCCGTTCACATCGACTTCGACACGTGGCGCGACGACCCGGACGGGCTCGCGCTGCATCTCTGCGATTCCCTGAACCTGAACCCCAGCCGCGCCGCCGCGGGCGCTGCGGCAATCACACCACGGAGGCAATGATGGCGAGCTATAGCCGAGCCAGTGAGCACAAGCTGCGGACGGTCCACCCGCTGCTGCAGCGCACCTTTCGAAAGGTGCTCGAGTTCTTCGACCACACGATTCTCGAGGGCCATCGCGGACAGGAGGCGCAGCACAAGGCGTTCGTGACCGGCGCGTCCAAGCTCGACTGGCCCAACGGCAACCACAACGAGTACCCGTCCGAGGCGACCGACGCGACACCGCACCCGATCGACTTCGCAGACGGCTCGCTGATCAAGCCGGACGGCACGCTCGACCGCGTGAAGCTCCGCGCGCTCTGCCGCCTCTACTACTTCGCCGGCTGCGTCGTCGGCGTTGCGCACGCGCTCGGCGATCCGGTACGCTGGGGCGGCGACTGGGACAGCGACGAGGATTTCTCGGATCAGAAGTTCAACGATCTCGTTCATTTCGAACGAGTGAACAAGTAGGAGACTCCCCCATGGTGAAAGAGATGCTGCTCGCGCTCATGCTGTGCGGCGCCGCGCTCGGCTGCGCGTCGTTCTCCGGCGGACTCGACCCCGCGACGGCCGAGGGGCTGCTCGTGAAGGGCGGGCTGCAGGTGCTCACGCTGAAGTACACCGAGGGCCATCCCGAGAAGGCGTCGAAGCTCGTCGAGATCATCGACGGAGTGGTCGCCAACCTCGAGAGCCCGCAGTCGCCCGCCGAGATCCGGCAACTGATCTTCGACCAGATCCCGTGGTCGAAGCTCGACGCGGCCGAGCAGATCGGCGCCATCAACGCGCTCGACGCGCTCGTGCTCGTGCTCGAGAAGTACGTGCCGGTCTACAGCGTCAACGTGCCCGTCGAGGACATCAAGCTCGTGCTCGGCTGGGTGCGCGAGGTCGCGACGATCCAGGTCATCGAATGACCGCGCTCCGCAAGTCCGTCCGCAACGGCAGCATCGGCGCCGCGCTCGGCGCCGTAGCGTACGAGGCGGCCAGCTTCTACTGCCTCGTGCAAGGCGGCCCCCTCGGCGCCGTGCTCGCGCAGCAGTGCGGGCAAGCGGCCGACGAGATCGTGACCGGCGTCGTGGCCGGTGTCGCCGGCCTGGCGGTCGGCCTTTTCACAGGCGTGCGCGAACTGCGCAAGCGCCGTGTGCCCGCTGGCGAGAGCTCAGGCCCGCCCTCTCGCTAGTGTGGCGGGCGGGTCGGCGCGAGGGGGTTTGCGCCGGCCCGTCCAACTAACACGAAGGCCCGGCATCCCGAAAGGGGTGCCGGGCCTTTTTGCGTTTGACCCAGAAACCAGGTCATATGACCTGAATTCCCGATCAGTTGCCGCGGGGCACAACCTCCGGGTCCGACGGCTCGAGCTCGAGGAAGAGCAGGTTGGTGTCGCGCCGGATGTCGAGGCAGAACGACAGCGTCGTCACGAGCCAGCCGACGGCGTAGCACTGCAGGAACGGCACCGTCAGGGTGAGGAACCACGCGATGCCCGCGAGGATCAGGCCCCATGCGAGGCCGAACATCGGCCCGATGAAGAGCGCGGCCACCATGTACCGCACCTGCAGGTTCACCGAGATGTTCACGCTCGGCAGTAGTCCGGTCACTTCCCTCGCCATCATTTCACTCCGATCGCCGCAAGCTGCAGCGCGTTCTTGAAGTCCTCTACCTGGGCCTTCGCCTTGGCCGGGATCCCGCCCGCGCTCCACGGCTTCCCGTTCTCCCGGTTGACGTACGGGAGGTTGGGGTTGAAGGCGATCTCGTTGCCCGTCGGCGTCGCGATGGAGTGGACGCCGAACTGCCACACTGGCCGCCCGGCGCCGAGCGCCAGCACTTCCTGGCGCAGCGCGCGCTGCGACGCCCTCGAGCGCGGGCACTCGTCGGCGTGGACGCCGCCGGGCGCCCGGCCGCAGAGCTCGCAGTCGATCCGCGTTAGGCGCCCCATTACAGCAAGCCCTGCCGGTGACAGATCCCGACGAAGTAGTCGGCGACCGACTGCACGTTCTCGATGCCCTCGCCGGGCGTGAACTTGAAGTCGGGCTCGACGCTGCGCCACTCGGTCTCCGACGCGTGGTCGCCCGCCGACGTCACGACGCCCTCACGCGAGGTGCGGATCAGGCGGATGATCA